TTTATATTTATTTACCTTCCAAGCCCTAGGGCAAACCGAACCAACCAACCAACAACAACCAACAACAACAAGTACATACATGCCCCGCCCCAACAACCACGTGCGTCACAGCACGGTCAACAGGTTGAGGCGCGGGGCAGGTGCCTCCAAATCGAGTTCACCGCTACCAATAGCGATCTCGACCCCCACTAACGAAGATCGTAGTGTATGGGAGCTAGAGGGCAGGTTGACACAGGTACAGGAGCGCGACGTTCAGTTCGTAGTCAGGCACGAAATTGCTGACCGCGAGCCCGTCGACATTGAAGCGATTAACGACCCCATCAACCAGCTGGGTCCGCTCCACTCCGACTGTGTCCCAATAGTGACGAGCAATGATCCGGCCAGTTACCTCGCGGCCGTGAACAAACGCTCAAACTTCCTGCAGGACGGGCCCGACGATGATGTCGGCGCCGCGGAATTCGCCGAATCTTTGAAGATTTGGGACGAAATGCCACACCTATTCGATACTTGGGAAGAAAACGATTTCGACAGAGAGCGTTGGCTCAACAAGTTCGATGATGCTAAGCGTGCCAGGATGGTGCACGCTTGGGCCAACATCGACGTGATGACCAAGCGCGAGCTGACGAGCAAAACTGGATCTGTCAAGATCGAGGCCCTTAACGGGAAGCGCTTTGAAAAAGGCGCTGCGGGTAGAATCATCTACGCCGGCACGGACGCCTTCAACGCCGTGACTGGACCGCCTCAGATGGTCATGATGGAACGCTTAGTGACGCTCCTAGGCTCCGAGGGCCCCGACGGAAAGCCCGTCACCCTCGGCGAGATCAATGTCATGCTAGGTTACAAGACCGATGACATCGCCTGTGCTGCCTTTATTAAGGACGACCGCTACAAGAACGTGGTCGAAGGCGATTTTTCCCGAAACGACCGCGAACAGCGCAAGAAGGTCGCTCACATAATCGACAAAGCATGTGAGGTTATCGAAATGCCCGTGTGGTATCGCCAAATGCTTCTCCAGTTGGAGGTTTACACCCTCTCCAACATGGATTTCGGCATCCGCGTCCACCTTATGTACCAGCTCGCAACCGGAACCACAAACACTACCTTCCGGAACTCCGTATATAATGCAACAATGTTTGCCGTCATCTGCCGTCGCCAGAAGCGCTTCGGCAAAGCCCTGATACTGGGCGATGACTTGCTGGCCGCGCTCAACAAGCGGCTGGATTTGAAGGAGTGGGTCGCAGACGTCGCTAGATTCAAGATGGTCTTAAAAGCGAAGTCCCCAGAGCTCGACGGAGAAGCCACTTTTCTTTCTCGTCGCATATTCGCTGACGTGGAGGTGCCGTTCATGGTACCTCTGCTAGGCAAGATGTTAGTCCGTTTCAATTGCAGAGCCAACCAAAACAGTGCTTTGTCCGACAGTGCCGCGATGGCAGCCAAGGCGTTATCTTACGCCTTTGGTTGCAAGAACGTGCACGTGCTTCGCGACATATTCATGGCTAGGTTTGAGCTCGAAGGCGGTGGCGACTCTTTTGACGTCACGGAATTGGGATGGATGGCAAGGACAAACGGGTACACCGTTGACAGCATCAAGGAGCAGGTACGTAACGCTCCCAATTTGGTCGACGACGACCAGTTCAGTTTGTGGACCTCTTCGGTCTATGATCTGGACGTTTGCGAAGTCGTCGAGCTCTTTGAGATGACCATACTGTCGACTGAGTGCACCATACTTGACCACCCTAACATCGAGAAAATGCGCAAGGATTACGAGTAACGTATGCTACAACGGCAAGAGAACCTTAATTGTTGATCTCAGTGCGTGTAGCACGGTGGCGCCTGCCCGAACATAAACAAACAAT